GGGAGGCAAAACTAAGGGCAGTTCCAAACGTAAATAAAGGGTCAGCAGAAGATTCCCAATTTGAAGCATAAATATCGGGATACGGACGAGAAATAGCGTATTTTAGTAGTCTATAATTTTGCCATTTTTCTATAACCCAATGAACAGTAGTTGGGTCTAAAAAGGACGTATTTTGTGTTCTTCCAGCAAATGAACAAATGTGACAAACGTATCCATTTTCAGGAGGATAAGTTGCAGTTGTGGAATAAATACTTCTTGTTCCCCTAGATGGGCCGGGATTTCCCCCAGAAGTCAAACTAATAGGCCAACTTGACGAGCTAAAAACAGAATTTATTACTGTAGATGTTCCCCTGTTTGTTAATATAACATCTGTCCCTTCGTCGTTAAAAATTAAAGCATCATTTTCAGGGGAAGAATCAAAAACGTATTCTACTCTATTTGTTTCTGCTTTTTCTACTGCACGGAGGTTACTATATTCTTCAACATCAAAGGGTAAAACAAAAGTTGTTTCATCTAAAACAGAATTATAGCTTTTTGATAACAACTTTGTGTCATCAAATTTTTTATCCAATTTCACAAAAAAATCAGACTGTTCATCTGAGTAAAAGTCTTGAATGTTTATTTTTAAAAGTTGAACGCTTTGAAATCTTGGAAAATCAGTGTTTTGGGGAGTTTCAAAACTTGTTTTGTCAACAACAAGATATAAATAATTATCAATAAACTCCATTCCTAAAATTTTTTCATCCTGAGTAAATTCCCATTTAGACCAAGAAGATTGGAGTTTTTGGTCTTCCGTCTTAAAATATTTGTAAATATAAAGTGTCTTATCGTCTCCAAATTCTTTTTTATTATCAGTTAAAACAGCTACAATTTGTTCATTATTGGAAGCTACGATTTTAGTAATATTCCCTTTTATGTAAGAAGGAATAGCTGACGTAATATCAATACCATTAAATTCTAGTGTATCCTGAGTAACGTAGTATTCCATTATCCCTGAATACTCACCACGAGAAAAAGGGAAGAAAATGTTTTTACCTACAACAAGTGGTTTAACATTTTTATCTACCGTAAACTCAGTTGTTTGTTGGATTGAAGCTGTTTTAGGTGTCAAAATGTCAACAGCCGTCATGTAAAATTGAGCCTCATCCGAAAAGATCACAAGCCTTTCGGAGAAGGGAACAGCATTATGTAGAACAGTAACTTTACTGTGGCTGGTGGAGACATCAATAGGGTCTGAATCCAATAACGTGCTCATTTCAGTTCTGTAAAAATTGTAAAACTGAGAGTTTTCGGAAAGGGTCACATTCTCGTCTGAAAGGAAACCCAAACGAGAACGATACATGAAAATGTCGTTTATCTTTTTACCTACAAAAGAAGGATTAGGGTTGGATGAAGCTGTTCCGGTTCCTCTAGCATCCCAATAATTACGTTCCAAAAGGAATGTTCCATCTGATTGTCTGATAAGAGTATGGGGCATATCAAACGGAACCAATCTTTCTCCTTTTTCAAAAGACACGTTGTTAAGGTAAGTAAGAGGCCCGACATCTAAAGTGTCAAAAGTAAAGCTGGTTCCATTGGGCTTACCTGTTACCCGAACACTTCCAGCCAAAGCTGTAGTTCCCAAAACTTGAATAATTTCTCCGATTTCTACGTCAGAATTTGAGACTCCAGACCCCAAGTTTACGGTTGCTGTGGTTCCAACTCTGTTTACAGTTTTATTCGTTAAACTGGCTGGGCGGGTTGCTGGGGTTGTTCTTACACTCCTTCCGGTATTGAGAATAAAAGTAGTATCTGCTACAGTAAACGCTTTGATGTTTTTCTTAGGGTTGTTCCCTATAAAATAGGAAATTCCAGATGGGTTTGTTAAATTAAATTCATCGTAAGTTGTGAGAGAGCTATTTTGTCCCGCAGAAGTTCCATACGAAATAATCGCGCTACCAGCAGCAATAAGAGAATCATCTTCATACCTATTAAATGCTCGTTTTTCTTGTCCAGTATTGATGTCCCATATACGCAAGTGTCCGTAATCAGTTTGAGGGTCTAGTGAAGACTCTAATCCCCCATACATGAGAACTACGTATTTTTCATTTTTATCTCTGTTAATAAAATGAACGTAAGGGTTTCTGTCCCTAATACTCATTTTACAGAGTGTGTGAAGATACTCACTTCCGTTACGTTTCGTTAAGCCGCTGACAATGGAACTCATTCCGTTAATCTGTTCCTTACCTTGAGTAACAAACCTAAGTGGGTCAGCTTGTTGGCTAACACCATTTAAAAGGTTAGGAACATTTACGTTTACAAGAGACATAATTAGTTATCGGTCAAGAACTTGAGCAACGCTGTAGTTATCAAAAATTGTGTGATCTCCGGTGTCTGCGTCAAACTCTTTAAGAACAGCCAAGGAAGACAGTTCATCAGCAGCCAACTGACCCGCAAGGGTATCACTACCAACAACACGAGTTTGGAACATCCGAGTAGCTTTGACAATGATGTAGGTTCTAGCGGGTTGAGGAAGATCATCCCACTCAAGAAGCCGAACAACTTCAGCTTTTACATCTTTGTCGAAAAAGAAGGTATGGCTTTTGCGGTTATACAAAAATCCGTTACGTTGGACTGCATCAATGTCTAGGTATTCGTGGGAAATAAGATCAACACGGACAATATCAGAAGTAAGTGGGATTTTGTTATCAACCGAACGAGTGAGGGGGAAATCTTTTTCTGTGTTAAAATGCCACCCAATAGACTGAACCGAACGACTTACTTCATCAAGAGTAGCTTCGGCAATAGAAGCATCTACAGTCAATCCGTCCAACTGGTTAATAGGGGCTTCCCCAATAGACATAAGCATGGAGTTGACGGCTTCAAGTCTGGAAGTAAGGGAAAGGGACATGGACGTTATTTAATCTTAAAGAGAATCATTTTCAATCATTTTGTTTTGGGTGGGGTGTCCCAGAGATACGGTAAAATGAGCAAAAACCGTATTAAAATCTTGGGACACCCCCCAAATGTTAGGAGTTGCTGGATTTGATAACCACAACAGTCTCAGGGCGCAGAGCACCGTGACCCATCGCGTATTTCGCCACCATCAGTGTTCCTTGGTGAGTGATCTCGTATTCCGATTCCACCGCAAGATCAAGGAGCTTGACAGTTCCAACAGAAGCCTTGTGACCGACCACCGCAACGGTATCAGTGAAGTTACCATTGTAGTTGGTGTTGGTTCCTGATTCCTGAGCACCCAAGTTGGTCGTGGGAAGGTTGTTGCTCTTGTAGATGCGGATACCCGCAACCACGGCAACATCACCGTTCACATACGAACCGACAGGGGAGGGCTTAACAGGAGCCGAGAGTTCCTGCACCAGAGCATAATACTCAGCGGGCTTGACCACAACGTAGCGACCATCCGAGGGGATGTTCTTCTCGTCGAGAGTTTGGGCAGCTTCGTAAATCGCAGCGGCGAGGTTAGCACCAGTCCGAACAGCCGTTCCCTTATTGAGAATCGTGCCAGTTCCGCTACCAGTGAAGGCTTCGGTTTCAGAGGCCGACTTGATAAGAACCTGCAAAACAGTCTTATCAAACTTCTGAGCCAACGCACGACCAAGCTCAGTCGAGTAGATGGAACGCACATCGTAGTGGTTCATCGCCTCGTCAATACGAGCAATAAAGGTCGAGGAAAGCAGAAGGTTATCAATCGTGATAACTCGTTCTCCGTGACGGATTTGGGACAAGTAGGTGTTACCAGCATCCAGAATGTCCTGACCCGGAGTGTGATATTTAGCTGACGCAGTTCCGGTAACAGGGAACTGAGCACTTTTGCCATTGGAAATCGTGCGAACCGTATGCAACGGCATCATGATGTTCTCAGTCGTGAAACTCGTGAGAACCTCACCCGCAAATTTCTTCAAGAAAAGAGCATAAGCGTCATTAGCAAGGTTGATCTGTCCCAAACGAGAGACAGTAGTATCGCCATTAGCCATAGTAGTTTATTTCTTTCTATGTTAGATGTTTTAGGTTTTTTGGTTTTCCGGTTATTGTCACGTTAGAGAGCACTAAAACTTCACCTAAGATTGTCCCTCGCAAGGGGTCAAAGAGAGTGTTAATTCTCCTTTATGTGTTTTTTCGGTTAAATGCTTTTAATATGAGGTAATTAGATTGTCAACGTCTATTTTACAACACATCAGAAATTTCTAGCCGTTTTTCAACGTCTTTACGGTAAGCAGAATCATTAGCATAACGAGGGTCACTCATAGCTTTAACCACTTCAGCCGTGCTACGGAAGGGAGAGGTAGAGCTAGAAGCCCCACCTTGACTACCTCCAATGAGTTTGGGCTGTTTACCGTTTGCAGCTACATACTGTGACCATAGCCCTTTGACAGCTAGTTTAGCTTGGGTAGAGTCTTCAGACGTAACCATTGAATCGTAGGCATCAACTTCCTCTTTAGAGAGGCTATTGGAAGCCCATTCAATCATTGATTTGTAATTATCTTCTCCACCAACAGTTTTGTAAACTTCACCTACTTGACGGTCTTGAAGGGCTTGAAAACCCTCAATGTAAGTGTCCACAAACTCTTTAGGGTATCCCAGCTTTTGTAGTTCTTCGTAACTGGTTTCAGAGAGTTCCCCTTTTTCAGCCCATTCTTCGGAGAATTTTGAGAGGTCATGGGTTTTTGGAGCGTCTTCGGTTTTGTCTTCGGACTTCTCGCTCTCTTTTTCCCCCTCGTTGGTTTCTTTACTATCACTTTGTTGTGTTTCATTTTCTTTAGAATCTTCAGTTTTTTCTTTGGGTTGTCCAAGTTTCTTTTCTAGTTCGGCATAGGCTTTAGCCAAGTCTTCAACTGATTTGAACTTCTCAGGAAGTGATTCAGGACGTTCGGAAGGAGTATCTTCACTTTCCTGCTTTGGACGAGCAACAGTTACGCCTCCCTGATTAACCAGTTCAATTTCAGGAGTATTAGGCGTTTGCTTGGAATCTTCTGAAACCGGAGCATCAGCACCAGTTTCTTCAGACTTAATTTCGATGGTATTAGTCATTTTTAGTTATGTTATTTAGTTTTCTTTTGAGCAGAAGGGGGAGTAAACCCTTCCAAATTCGGGGGAAGTTCAGATTCCCTACCTTGAGCTTGAGCCAATCCACGGCTAATCATGCTGGTCATGGCTGTGGCTGTTTCTGGGGTAGAACTAGCAACTTGGGAAACACCTTTAATGAGGTCAGGAGCCAGAGCTGTCATTTGTTGCTGACGCATTTGTTGTTCAGCTTCTTGTTGTTCCATAGCCAAATCTTCTTGAGTCTTCACAAGTCCCTCAGAATCAATACCCAAAGCAGCAGCCCTGCGAGAAAGGTATTCAGAAGGATTGATATAACGCATAGCTTCAGGGCCAAGAGCTTGTTGGATACCAACCAGAAATTGATCTAGCTTCATCAAATCGTTACCACGACCAAGGGCTTCAACGCCTGTGACAATCATAGGCTTAACGACTTCCTTGGGAAGTTTAGGCATACGCTTCTGTTTGTTAAGACGGTCAAGAAGCCGACGAACAAGAGGAAGCTGGAACTCTTGGCTTAGAATGGAATAAGCACCACCAAGGGTTGTTTCCAACTCTTGAGCCATGAACCGGATTTCTTCAGCCGTGACTCGTTCCGCATTACGTTGAACCGCACTATTAAGAAGGAAAGCGAAGGACAAACGAGTTTGGATGTCCTGAGTAAAAGCAATAACCGTAGAAAGATCAGCACGTTTGTCGGCTTGGAGGGTAGTAACATCTGTGGCGATACCGCTAATGAACGCTCCGTTGGGGGCTTCAGCAAGAGTTTTCATCCGTGTGGTTCCGGTGGGATTCACCATGAACACAACCTTACTGGCAGCAGCCGTAGCCTCAACTACAGCACGGGAAAGGGCTTCAAGGGAACGCAAGTCTCCAATGTATTCCTCAACAAAACCCCTTCCGTAGTCTTCTCCATCAATACGGTTAAAGCGGAGAGCCATCCAAGGAAGTTTACCTTCAGGATAAACACCATGAGATTCGGGAACCACTTCTCCGTTAATCTCTTGGTAGATTTCATAAGACTCACCATCTTCTTCAAGACAGATTTTGGTGTAAACATCAACATACTCTTTGGAACCATGTTCTTCTTCGGTAGAGTAGCAAAGGGCTTTAGCTTCGGGGGGAAGGGTCATGGGACTGACACGTTCTTTGACTACAATATGTGTCACAGCCCCAGAAGGGTCACGTTTTACCACATAGCTGTCCATACGGAAAACACGCAAACCACCCTCATCAGGGGTGTGGACAAGGACGTTACCAGCCACAATAAGGTGACGTAGAGCTTCATAGGCTCCAACACGGATAGCTGTGGTTTCAACCTCTTGCATGGCAATACGCTCAATCTTACTCAAGGCTTTATCCATTTCCGTTTTGAGCTTATCCGCATCCTCCCCAGCTTCTTTAGCTAGGATGTAAGGGTCAATGACCAGACGGAAGAAAGGGCTGTTCGGGGGGAACAGAGCCATTAGCAACTTGGAAGAAAGGTTGTTTACGCCTCGTGCTCCAATGGATTGAAAAGGGGTATCATATTTTGTGTGCTCACCGTAACCAGCAGGAGGGATAAGCATGGGGATGGTTAGCTTGGAAGCGTCCCTAGCACGGTCTAGGAAGGTGAGACGATTGCTTTCCAAACTAGCATACAAAGAAGCCGCAGTTCCCTCTTTAGATTGGGATTCAACGCTTTCGGTGGGAAGTGAGACTTTACTGTAAGATTCTTTAGCCATTTGGTTTTTTTACGTTTACTGAAATTTTTCGACCATCTTTGATTGCTGACACAACAGTTTTACCGTCAGAATAAGTTGCAGAGTATTCAGTTCCGTTCTCAAAATAAGAAACTCCAACTCCCAAACCAGCACATCCGGTTAGGAGACAAGCAGAAACGATACTCAACAAGCAAGTCTTAATCATTTATTTTTTTTAGAAGCAAACCCGCCTTTTTTCTTAATCATCAAAGAATACATCTTAGGGCTAATTGTGGACTTCGATTTAGGACGAGAAGTTCCCGCTTTTTTACGTTTGTTCATGTTTGCGTAGAGGCTCATTTACGTGAATACCTTTCCAGAAAAGCGACGATTGCTTTGAGAGTTTTCTCAGGCTGTTCGCTAGGGATAAACTCAAAAATAGCTATAAGAACGGTTAGGATGGTCGTGATTGCTCCGACAATCTCAAGCCAGTTAAGAGAAGAAAGAAGGGTGATAAGATTGATGATGTCCATGATTAGGTATTTTGTTAAGGTTTGATTTCGTCAAGTAAGCTCAAAAACTGTTGCATATAAGGGAGATTGTAAAGCCAATCCTTAACATTAAAGACAATAAAACCGTCCTCATCCGCTTCCATTTCAGGGGGGAAGACGTTTTCACATTTACCTGTCTTGATGAGCAAATCTTCAAAAGTAGCGTCAACGGCTTGTTGAAAATCTGGGTAATAGTCTTGGTGAATTTTGTAAGTCCTCATAGAGTTATACTCCATTTAGCGGCAAGGTAATCAATGATTTTATTGGCTGTTGTTTCGTCGTGGAAAGCACGGTAAACCAGAACTTCACTGTAATTTGACGTTATAGCATTTGCTCCAGCTGAGTTTGTAGCCCCCAAAAGTAGTGTAGAGAAGTTCGCTGACGAAGTTCCAACACTAGCAAGTGTTTGGTGGGTTTTTTTGCTTCCAACGATAGCTTCTCCGCTATTTCCTACATTGAAGCGAGCCGACCAGATGTTATGCCCACCAGCATCATTTGACAAAGTTGATACCCTAGATGTTCCGTTGTGAGCACCTATAAAAGTTCCGGTTCCCCCAAACATACCCCTAGTTGTTATAGAGCTAGTTCCAAGTCGGATAGCTCCAGAAATAGAACCGCTAGAACCCGCTAAATTTGTCGCTACTAAATAGTAAGAGTATTGCTGCCCAAAAGAGGAGAACTCAGAACTTGACAAAACATCTCCATTGAAAAACACCGCTTTCCGTCCGTTGACATTAGACTTGAAAACAGGTTGGAGGTTTGCGGAGAGTTGGGACAAATTAGGTTTACCGGAAACCAAGTTGTCCCATCGCGTAACTGTTTCGTCATTTGCGGCAGGGTCATCAACTGTTGTGGCTGTGCGGGTTACTGTGGTTCCAGAGGGCCAAGTTGCTTGCCACGGATAATCTTCGTTACCTAAAGATGCTAGTGAAACCCCTAAATATTGAACATCCTCACCACTAACGTCATACCCTTCTACAAACCAGCGAGTTCCAGTAAATTGAATATATAAACCTATCCCCCCAGCTGTAGAACCATAGCTATTTTTTCCGTTTATCTGGTTTAATACAAAAGCGGTTTGACCGGAAGTAACTCCCGACCAAACAACTTCAATACTAGCAGTTGCATCAGTGAAATTGTTACCAACAAAATTTAGCACACCCTCGTTAGCATCCAACCAAAGCTCAAGCTCTGGTAGGTCGGTTGGGAGGAAACTAGCTCCCGAAAAGATATTCGCAGTTCTGGTTAGCTGTAACCCAAGATTAGGCATAATTAGAAGCTCATCTTGTAAGCGATAACTTTACCACTGGTAAGAGTAAACCCATCCCAATCACCGTAAAGAACGGTTCCTTTGGGGATGGTGACACCAGTAATTGCATCTCCTTCGTAATTAACGGTTACGGAAGCGAACACAGTATCGTCAAGACATTGAATAGCGTAAAAAGGGCCAGCAACAGCAGTCGTTCCGGTTTCGACAACGGCTCCATTAAGACCATAAGGATTAGGGGTAGTTTGGATAGGCATATTAAGTAGGTATGTTTACGATTTCTTCTTGTGTATCTTCGATTCCTCCGACACGCAAGTTATTTTTTTCAGATGAGGAAAGACCACGTTTAAGTGAACTTCGGCTGGAAGTTGGCATAGTCTGTGCTGATTCGACTTTTTGTTGAACAGCTTTAGATTTAGCCGTTTCAATAGCTTTGGAAGTCATCTTACTTAGCTGAGTTTGACTTTCTCTCCCAATTCCAGTGATAAATTCTGTCAATTCTTTGTTTTCTTGGAAGTAACCTTCTTCGCTGGCTAAACGAGAAAATTTTCTTATTTCGGAAAGAGAATCAACACCAGTAGAAGGAAGCGCAGCTTCTTTACCAATAAAAGAAAAAATAGGGTTATTCTCAAAATCCGTATCTGTCCTACGAATAACACCCATGCGGTTAGTTGTATCATTAGTCCTGAAAAAAGAAGATACTGGCTGAGATAATGCTGATTTAGAAAAAACCCCAGATTCAACAAGTTTTTCCATTGTCCAACCTCCCTCTGGAGTAACTAAAGATGGGAATAACTTTGAACCAATTTCTTTTCTCCCTTCTTCGGACATTGAATACCATTCTTTTGCCGTGTTTAACTCAAACATTCGTTTCTCGTGCGCTTCTTTGGCTTCTCTTTCATCTTTAGCTCTTTGTTCTGGGTTAAAACCACGCCAAGGGCCACCAAATTCGGTTCTTTCATATCCCCAAGTTTGATTCCCTCTTTTTGTAAAAAAAGTTTGAGGAGCTAGTTTAGCTCGTTCTCCGAAATAATGACTAGCCCCTCCAAAATCCATATTAAACAGGTAAATTTACAAGAGATTCAATAGGGTTTGAAAAAGAAGACACAGGAGACGATTTTTCAATTTTTAATCCCGCCCTTCCTCGTGTTTTATCTGAAATCTTAGAAGCTACTTTAGTTTGAATAGCTTCTGTTTTAGCTTGTTTAATCTGAAGGTTTTCTTCAGACACTTTACGTCTTTCTTCAGCTTCAGACATAGCTTTTTCAGATCGTTCTCTTGCTACCCGATTTTGCTCTTTCATAGCTGCCGTAGAAACTCTTGCCTCATTAAGCTGTTGCTCCAAAAGCTGCTCTTGCTTACGCATAGATTCTTGCTGTTGCCGCATTAAAGATTGGTTTGGCCCTGATGGGCCTCGTGACATACACATAATAAATAGTTATTGGTTAAAGTTTTTGAAGAATGTTTTGGTTTTGTTCGTTGTATTTGTCAACAAGGAAATTGACAACACTTCTTTTCCCAGCGTTAAACCAGACTTCCCTATCGGATTGGTCAAGAGAAGCGCAACGGTCTGGAATACGTTCCGATAACCAATCAATAAGTTGTTTAGGAATTGGAGGGGTTTCGTCCATTTAATTAGTGACCATAAGGTATGCTTTTCATTTTGGCAAGAGCAAACAGCCCCCTAACGATACTCCGTTCCATGTGGTCTATGGCTGTTTCCCCATCACTTACACAAGACTCATCCCCTTCCCAGCGCATAGCGGCTGTTAAAGCGTGTCGGGAAGCCCTATCTGCGTGGTGACGAACCGTTTCCTTGAGGAACCAGATATGTTCCCCATGCTTGGCTTGTCCTCCTTCCATGACTTTTTCAATCATACCACAGACCATTGATTTCAGGTCTTCACGAGTTGGAGTTAAATGTTTGGTGTCCATATATTTATGTGTTTTGTTTTCTTGTTGTAATCTCCAAACCGGAGGATTCGGGCTACCCGCGCATTGACCAAAGCATCAAGTCGTGTAAGTCCTTGTTTTTCATAAGTTTCCACAACTTTAAGCCACATGGAGTCAAAGTCTTGGAGTTCCCCAAGGATGGTTTCCGCTTTCTTCGGCCCAACTGTCGGACACCCTTTGTAACCATCCACAGCATCACCCATAAGAGCTTGCATCATCCAGAAGCGGTCAGCTTCCAAAGGACTTTGTTCATAAATACCCAAATCCGGTTTGTTTGGATTGTAGCTTTTAGCTGGGATTGTTTTGTAGTCTTTATCAATACCCACAATGATGAACTCCGTGTTCCTGTGGGTGTTTTCGGTAGCCATGATGCCAATAACGTCATCAGCCTCAAGGGTAGGAATAATCACGGCTTTGTGGTTGTAGATAAGGTGTTCACGGACATCCCCAAGACAGAGGGGTTTACGGCTCTTTTTACGGTTTTCTTTGTAGGTCGGGAGAATCCCCATCCGAAAGTTCTTGGAATCTGAAAGGGCAATAACTACTTCATCAGCTTCCAAGTCTTTTTGATAGTTAAAGATACGGTCTTCCACAGCCGCAATAGTTTCTTTTGCGTAGCTATGGAGAGTCCAAAACCCATCACCCCAATCTACCGGAACTTCTGATATAATTGATTGTTGGTATGCGATTGTATCGCCATCTATTAGTAGTGTTCTTTTCATTTATGTTTACGGTATTTAGCTTCTTTGAGTTCTTTTTTAAGTTGGTCAATTTGTATTACTTTTTCAGCTTGGTCTTTCTTTTCGATAAGATAAGGCATAACTAAGGATAAAATATTAAGGGCATTAACTCCGTTGTAGCACAGCCTATAAACAGGTTTACCTCTTTTTGTTAATCGGCTTTGTTTTTTAACAACGGATTGAGGAAAAACAGTAGCCAAAAAGTTTAAAGGATAAGGGTTACAACTTTCTAAACTTATTTTAGGACTGTATTGTTCGTATCTGATACATCCTTCACCGTCTATATATCCCCCAATGTAAGCTAATTCAGTTTCTTTAGGTTTTTTCATGTTAATGTGTTTCTGCCCAATTATTTCCGATACGGAACTCTCCGTCCAAGGGGCAACGGAAATTAAAATAGTCGCCTGAATCTCTAATAGCCTGAACCGATGCTTTTCCAATGGTTTCAGCAGAGGCTTCTTCTACTTCGATCTGCCATTCGTCATGGATGTTAGCTACAAACTTCCAAGGAAAAACTCCACGATAGGCTTCCCAAAGAAAACAAGCGGCTTTCTTCATAACTAAAGCCCCAGCAGACTGAAGCAGGGTGTTTAATGCTGCGTGTTGAGAACGGACTACAAGATGTCTTCCGTCCAAACCTACAAGGTATCCACGACTAGAAGCCTTCTCGACAGCTTCTTTAAGATAACGCAAAGCAGGAGTTTTACGTAAGAAGTTTTCCCGCAGAACTTTACCCTCGTTTTGTCCCTTACCGATGATAGAGCCTATTTTTACATCCCCAGCACCATACAAGAAAGCGTAGATGAAGGTCTTGGCATCGTCTCGTGTAGGGAGTCCAGCAGCCGTTTGGTTGGCTGTATGAATGTCACCCTCCAAAAGCTCCTTAGCATACGCTCCATCATCCCATTTAGCCATGTAGTGAGCTAGGCAACGGAGTTCCAAACCGGAAGCGTCACAGCCCACCAGCTTGTTTCCACTGTCCACGGTGAAAAGTGAACGACACTCTTTACCATAAGCAGCCCTCACAGCAGGGACTTGAGCGATATTGGGGTTACTGTGTGTGCAACGTCCGGTAACGGCTCCATTGGTGTTGACTCGTCCGTGAATACGTCCGTTTCGTTCCAACTTAATCCACGCTTCTTTGCCCTCGGCAAGCTGACCAATCCGCTTTTGGATGGTAAGGTATTCCAATAGGGGTTTGGCTTCTGGGAAATCAAGATTGGAAAGAATGGATTCATCCATCTTCGGCTTACCGTCAGGGGTAAACTCCTTGGCTTCCCAGCCATACTTCTCCTTGAACCTACGAGCAATTTCCTCACGGCTTCCGCAGTTGAATGGAATCTCCTTCTTGAACGGCTCACCCTCCTTGATAAGAGCCAGCGCATCCTTTTGGGTCATGGTCTGTTCTTTGGCCCATGTTTTAGCAAAAGCGGAGGCTTCACCTTTGGTAGCAAACACCTTATCAAAGAAAAGGTAGTGACGTTTCTTCATCACTTCGATCTTTGGCTCAAAGACTCGTTGAAGCTCTTGCTCAATCTCCACACGCTTCATGGCTAGTTCGGCGTAAAGTTCTTGAGCCTTTCGGACATCGAACCTAAAGCCGTTCTTTTCCTGCTTGTAAATGAGTTCGGCAAACTGGTGTTCCAAGTCAACGGAACGAGGGTCAGGAGTCTTGCCTTGGATAAGCTCCCAAAGACGTTTTGTAACCATAACGTCCTGAACGCAGTAATCTTCCATTTCCTGTGACCAGTTCTCAAAGGTGTTGTTTTCCTTGAAGTCTCCTTTGAAGACTTTGAGACGGTAGCCCCAAGCCTTTAGGCTGTGGGAACCGATCAGTTTACGTGGAAACTCAGCGTCCTTTGAAAGACGTTGGAAATCCCGATCTTTGAGGTCAGCCCAAATGTAGCGGGTGAATACAAGGGTATCCAATACCCGCTTTGGCTGAAATGATGGGTAGAGCTTTTGCAAAACCGGAACGTCAAACCCAAGGGAATTATGCCCAACGATTTGCGTAGCTGATTCCAAGAGTTTCAACCCCTGTTCGATATTCTTGAATACCGAATTGAACCGACTGATTTCACCTGTCTCGACATTGTAAGTAACAAGGCAGTGAACCTTGGTAGCTTTCTCAAGCAAGTGATCTGTCTCTGTGTCGAAAAGTAAGGTCATTTGTTTACCAAGAACTCAGGGCTTCTTCTTGAGCAACTTCACGATCAAAATACACAGCAGGATAAGCTGTTCCCTCACAACGTAGAACGTGCATTTTACGTCCCTCTTTGTGAGCTAATCTTTGAGCTTCGGAAACAGCAGCTTCTTTGGTTTCGTGACGAACAAGTGGTTTTTTTCCGGTTGGATACGGATTGAAAACACACCACCAAACTGTAGGCACTACAGGAACTTTAGGATTAGAGTTCATAAGGTAATTCAAGTTGAGTTTCGGTTTCTTCTTCTCTGATCTGCTTAATCAGCTTTTTCTTTTGGTTGATGGACTTGGGTTTGCGTTTCAGCTTTTTAGAGAACTCAAACTCCATTTGTTCGTATCGTTTGTTGGTTTTCATGGGATTAAAAATCACTGTCTCCTTTTTTATTCAGTTCTTCAGGAACTTCCGCTTCAATGTGGGTTTCACGCAAGCGTCCCTCATCAGGGATGTAAAGTAGGTTACAAGCTAGTCCGGTTTCACCGCTAAAACGGTTCTTTAAGACACGGACACGAGTAATGTGCTTGTTCTGCTCGTCTTGTTGGTTTCTTTCCAATCCCAAAACCATGTCACTCAGTTGGGCAATACCAGCAGAGCCACGGAGTTGAGATAATGAGGTTGACGCTCCTTCCTCGTGCCCCCTACCATCAGGTCTTTTAAGGTGAGACACGAGGATAACTCCAATCTTGAGTTCCTCGACCAAAGAACGGAGCTTGGTCATAACTGAATCAATGAGCCGTCTTTCGTCTCCCTCTCCAAACGCACTAACTACAATAGACAAATGATCGAGAATAATCCAACCACACTCACACCCATGAACCATATACCTAATGCGGTTAAGGAGATTAGAAGACTCAATGGAGCCAAAATGGTCATAGGTAAAGAACTTACCCCCGCCGATGACTTCATTAAACGCTTCCTTGAGTTGTTCTTCGGAGATATTCATGTCCAAATGTAGCGGACGGTTAAGATGAATACCCAGCATCCCCAAAACGGTTCTGCGAACACTTTCTTCAAGGGCAATGTATCCAACGGTTTGACCGGACTGAACAAGCCAGTGAGCAATCTCACGGCATATCTGGCTTTTACCGATACCACTTCCCGCTGTGATAGTTACAAGCTCACCCCGCCTCAGACCACGAGTTAGGTCATTCAACCCAATCCAAGGGTAAGGCAGGGATTCAATGCGTGGGGCATTAACAAGGGCATCCCACATTTGAGAAGCGTCAACAATCCCATCAGGTCTGTAGCTTTTAGCTGACCAAACAGCATCAATGATCTTGGCTCCCTTGCCATTAACCAAAAGATCGTTGGCATCCTTGGCTTCAAGAGTAGCGATTTTGGCACGGTTAGGCTTGAGGATTGAGGCACACTCCTTGGCCGCTTTAATTCCATGCTCATCATTGTCGAACATGAATACCACAGTTTCAAAGTTATCAAGGTATTCGATGTTGGCTTTGATAGCTTTAACAGCCCCTTGTGCTCCGTTGGGAACGGACACCACAGGCCACTTGTTGTTTTGAACTTGGGATACCGAAAGGGCATCAATCTCCCCCTCCGTGACCACAAGCATCTTACCGCCATCCCGCCAAAGATGCTGCCCATAAAGGCCCATCTTGGAAGCATCGCCCTTGATGATAAATTCCTTGTTAGGGAAACGTAGCTTTTGGGCTACAAGTTCTCCTTGTAGGTTGCGGTAGTTGGCAATCTGAACAGGCTGGTTATTATAGATACCAACTTGGTAGTCCCACTTGCGGACTGTTTCATCGTTGATTGACCGTTTCTGTAAAGGACGGTGTTCACCCGCCACAAATTCAAAGCTCATGTTATTTTTTGGTGTTCTAGCTACGGAAGAATTTCCGTGTTTATATGCCTTACAGCTAAAGCAGTATTCGTGACCGTCTGTGTAAAGAGCATTGGCATCACTTGAGCCACACGCTTCACATGGTAGGTGTCTTACGAGGTTGGAGGAGCCATTCTCTAGGGACTCGTCCGTTGTCTGAATAAAGGAATCCATGTTTTTTGGCCCATTGGCCGTAAGTAGTTTTAGAACGCTTATAGATTTTATTGCTCGCGCATTGGAAGACGAGGCGCAAATCCAAATCAGGGTGTTGCTCTTTTACGAGAAGAAGTTTCTTACGATCTTCCCTACGTAGATAGCCTTTTGCTTCAATATGAATACCATTAGGAAGTATGAAATCTGGAACGTAAACATGAGATTCTGATACCACGTAAGGCAGCTTTTTAGTTTCATATTCAAAGGTTGTGTAACACTGAATCTGGATTGCAACCCCATCTTCCAATTTTGAGCGATACCGTAACTTATGCTTACTGGATTTTTTAAGTCTTTTGTTAGGCATAAGTTAGCATTGTCTCGGTTAATGGAGGATTAAAATTCCTCCCCAGACGTTGCGGTAGTAGTTGGCTCGGAAGGTTCGCTCGGCTGCTCGGAACCAAACAGCGAGTCGCTGAATGTTTCGCCACCCGACACAAAACCTTCTTCGTCAGTGGAGAAGCCGAATTGTTCCGCACTTACCAACTGTGAGGGAGCTTTGAGGTCGATAACCTGAACCGCTTTCAAGCGGAGACTAACGCCAACTCCCAAGGCAGGAACATACCACGGCTTGACTTCCGTTGCGACTTTGAGAACAGAACCCCCGCCGATAAGATCGGTAATAGGAGTTCCCTTTGAGTCGAGAAGGGGAATTTTGACTTCCCAGACTTGACCAGCCTTCGACGTAATCTTGGCAACATTGGAGAATTTGACGGTAACTTTGTTACCATCTTCTTCCCAAGGGAACGCATGAACTTTGAGCTTCTCTTTTTTCAAGAGGGCGCATTGCTCTTTATAGAACTCCCGCGCAATCGCTTTGATCTGCTCAAGGAATGGGGTAGCGTCTTCCACAGGAATAGAGAGCTTCACAGAATACTCGCCTTCCTCCTTGAACTTCGTTGAAGGGGTGTTAAGTCTCGGATACACAGCCACCCCTTTAGGGCTGACGAGACGGACGTATTTAGGTTTATCGTTCATTTTTAACATGAATCCTTGTTGATTCAGCAGAGAAAGTATTCCGACTGACGCACTTGGTCAATAGGAAAATCTTCATCAAAGCTGAAAATTTTTTCTGGTTTGTTTTTGGTTACTTGGCACGAAAGTTGCTGACGAAAATCTTCCAACAAGTTCATGGAAAACATATCGGCGTAAGCGTTTCGCACCAAAGATATTACAGCTTGAACATCACTTGGATGGGTGACGTAGCAATCGTGAATGACTCCAAGGGCTATGCCCATTTCAGAAGCACGTTGGGAAACAATATGAGCCACAGCAGCATCAAGACTATGAACGTAGTTGGCACAAATGGAGTTGACCGTTGTGCGTGAACTGACCGTTGAGTAATCCTCCACCATTGATGAACGATTAACCATCTTTCCGTTCCAGTTGAAATTGTATGACTCAACCTTTGACTTTGGGTAAGCACAGACAACTTTGAATCCGCTAGGTGTCAGCCATTGAACAAACACGTTTTGGTTGGAAACTTTCTTGGTTGTTTCTTTGAGCCATTCCATGACTTGCTTGGGGCCGTTGAGAAGATCACCGATAACATCGCGTATGACATTGCCAAGATACAAAGCAGCATTTCGTCTCATGTCATCCGGTAGTATGTCATAAGTTTTAGGCTCATTGAAGCTGATGCGTTTGAACTCTGCATCTATGGCTTCAAGAGTTCCGTGAGGTTTGATTCCGTAGGGCATAGCCATGACCGGAACCTTGACTACGGAACGTCTTACCAAGCCGCTTTGCAAAAGACGCTTTGGAAGTTCGTCATTGGTTTCTTGGAGGCGTGAAATGACTCGGTTGAGAACCGTCCGGTAAATGTCGTTCGGCCCTGCTTTCTTGGATGGATTCAAAACATTGGTGAGAACGGCTGTGTCCTTGTCCCGACCAAGAAGGGAAAGGATTTGCAATCCGTTGTTGGTTGAATCAATCCCACAAGGAAGGTTTGTTTCAAAGTCTTCGGTTGTTCTGGTGTGGAATCTCCAAAACTCAAAGCACCAAGCCAAGAACTGCCAAGGCTTGTCGGCACTTGTCCACCAAGTTTCTGAGTATGGGTCTTCGGCACTTTTGCGGATATGCTCAAAGTTATCCTTAACCCATTGCAACCGGACTTCAAAACTCTCTTTATCCATGCCGAATTTGTTAGCTCCGTTGATAAAGAACCAGTTGAAATCATCATCATTTTTAAGGGGCTTGGATTCCCCAAAGGTGAGTAACCCACGAGCCAAGTCACTTCCTTGAGGGTGCAAACACTCCGTCGAGTAATACATACGTCCTCGGAAATCCAACTGCATAGGGAACCACATTTTCTCATGTCCCTTGAGCAAGCGAGCTATGTGAATGGTTTTGGCAATAAGAAAGAAGCGGGTCTTGTTCTCGTAGTTTGATCGGTAAACCATGTTGGCCTGTCTTCGCCAATACTTCCGTGCGTCCTCGTTGGTTTCCATGTCGTGAGGCTTGGGAGGTAGGTCTTGTAAGCCGTGGAATGGGAGGATGTCGTTGATGCTGCGCTTTTCTGAAAAGTATTTATCAACCACTTCCAAGACTTGTGTATTGATTTTCCAAGAGACTTTTTGCAGACCGTTAATAGCCTCAATCACGGTTCGCATTGGATTGTTTCGGGGAACCAGATGATGTAGGGAATGGTGGGATTTGATAAGCGGTAGCTTGTTCTCAGGTAACTTATATCCCCCAGAGTATAGTTGGAACGGTTTCCAATCTTCAGGGAGAGCAACCATTGGATAACGAACCGGATTCATTATCTCACAATGTTCATTGACCTTATCTACCCATTTCTTTGCTTCTTCGGACATGACTACGTGGATTTTGTAGCGGAAGTTAGGACTGCGTAGCTTGATAAATTCAATAAGTCCTGTGCTTTGGTAAAACAAATTAACAAGACAGTGACCTATGACTAGCCGTTGTTTTGTATCAAAGTCGAACACAAACCCCTTATCGGTAATGATGTCACGTAAGGAGTCTTGTTTGTGACGCAAAGAATGGTGTTTGTTGATAAAGTCTCGGATGATGTGTTCCCATTCTTTATTGCTTATCTTTGCTTGTGCTTTGCTCATTACCAACCGGAACTCAATAGCGTGTCCAACAAGCAAACACACTCTGTTCATGCCTTCACCAGTAGTTAAGGTGTTGATGATTTCTTGGGTAGTAGTTTGAGCTATTTCCCCAACAGACAACACTTCCCTTATTTCATTGAAGTAAGCGATGTTACCAGCAAGGGTGTTTTTATGTGATTCAAACCATTCTGATATAGCTTTTTCAAAACTAGGTAAGGCTTGTTGCAAAAGGTTACGCCCCCAATAAGTTTCGGAAGTTTGTCCCATTTTGGTGAGGTTGTTAAGCTGTCTGCGGTAGCGTAGCTTACCTTCCTCAAGCTGACTTTGTTCCAAAGCTATTTGATTATCCATTGTTAGGCATACTGATGTTGAGTTTGATGCCCAGAGCTTGAGATATTTCAAGAGCATTAGGGATTTCATGTGACCTATCCACCGGACACATACACCGAACCACAGGGATTCTGTAAGAAGCAATGAGGGTCAAGCAGGAAGGGCAAGGAAGAAGGGTCACGTATAAAGCCATGACTTCATTAGGCTTGGCGTAGCGTAAAGCATTGGCTTCCGCATGGATTACAATGGGCCTTCTGGCATCTCTATTAGACCAATCTATTTCGACACCAGAAGGAACCCCATTGTATCCAACACCAACAATCGACAAATCTTGACGAACAGCCACACACCCTACCTTTTGATGTGGGTCTTCGCTACGTGAAGCCACAGCTACAGCAAGGCCCATAAACCAAGTATCCCAATCGGGTCGGAGTGCGGAAGTGTTGTTCATTTCTCCCCTTCCTTGGCACAAGCCCCCCATCCAGCCCTATCTACCGCATCGCACAGTTCTGTAATTTTGCGCTTGAGCATAGATAATGTTGTGTCCTCGTCATGGTTGCCTATAGTCCTACTACTCGCCCACGAGCTTAACGTCAACAGGCCTCGGTTTAGCCTTTCCTTTCGCGCTTGTGTATATGTATCGCTCATTTATGTCGTTTAAGTTTTAGATGACCAAAATCTCTTGGCTCAGTAACTTCGGACACCTCACCACAAATACCACAGGTTCCCATGTGATAAGTTGCTCCGTAAGGATTACCTTCAGGACGATTACCGTGTTCTTTCCCACAGTTGTTGCATATCCATTGAGGATACGGTTTTAATGAT